CCCCGCAACCGTCTACGGCATGATTGCTTTTAATGCAAACCAAACGCAGATGGCGTTTTGGACTGTGCCTGCTGGGTACACCTTGTATTTGATGGGTGTTTTTTATTCATCTGGAAATTCAACCGCAAACGCATGGTCAAACTTTCAATTGATTCAGCGTCCATTAGGTGGAGTTTTTAGGCAACAAAGCTCTACACGAATGCCGGGCAGCGGAGACTTCGTGCTTGACTTGCACACACCTATTGCTTTTCCTGAAAAAACAGACATTGAAATTAGGGCAGTTGCTTCAGCCGGGGCTTCTAATGTGTCTGCTGAGTTTGAAGGTATCTACATTAAAAACGATAGTCAAACGGTGTAATCATGGCTAAGACTCCAGCATGGCAGCGTAAGGAAGGTAAGTCCGAGAAAGGCGGCTTGAACGCCAAAGGACGCGCCTCTTATAACGCAGCCAATCCGGGGAAGCCCGGCCTGAAAGCTCCCCAGCCGGAAGGCGGGGCTAGGAAGAAGTCGTTTTGTGCCCGTATGGAAGGGATGAAAAAGAAGCTGACTTCTTCGAAGACCGCGAACGACCCGAATAGCCGAATTAACAAATCACTTAGAGCGTGGAAGTGCTGACATGGATGGGTTTGTAATTACCATTTTGTTGGCAGTCTGGAACCTGCTTATTACTATCGTAATAGGTTTAACTGCTGTGGTGCATAAGCAGTACAAGGAACGGATGAAGGAACAAGGGGATGAGCTTGCAAGAGTCACCATCCTAATTAATAAAACCCGTGAGGAAATCGCACGGGAAACCGCAACTAAGGCGGAAGTAGAGCGAGTAACGGATCATATAGATCAGCGGTTCAATCGGCTGGAGACCAAGATAGACCAGCTAATTGAGTCCCACCGGAGAGTGTTATGAAAAAGAAAGTCAGAAAGTTTGCCAGTGGTGGCGACGTTCTTACCGCCGCAGGCGCAATTTTGCTTGGCAAACACCTGTACGATAAGTACAAAGAAGGTAAAGACGACGATAAGGCCAAGCTCAAGTACGACGATAAGGGCAGTGTACCGACTGATAAGAGCGATTATTCTGGCAAGGATAAGAGTACGCTTGGGGCAGCGGATGCAGCCGCAAGAAAACGTGCGGAAGACGCATCGAAAGGTCGTCCTGAACTTATACCTGAAGACGCCGATGAAGCAGTAATGCGTAGTGATAACTACCCTACGCCAAAGCCAAAGCCTGCGGTTAAGAAGCCTACAGCAGCTACAACACCGGCTAAGAAAGCGTCTACTGCTAGTGAATCTTCTAATACTACGCCGTCTACTTACTACACACCTCCGCCTAAGAAACCTACCGTGTCTAAGTCGGGGGTAAAGGGTACTCAATCCGTTGGTGAGACCTTAGGCATGATCAGCCCGGGTGAAGCTAAAGGCACACAGACGCTTGGTGAGCGTGTCAGAGGCTCTATAGATTCGGCTGGTAAAAGTGTGGTGCGCAGCCAGCAACAACGTATGGCGGATGCTGCTCGGGAAGTCGAAGAGCGTCGCAAGAAAGAGGCTGGTATGAGACGCGGCGGTGCAGTCAAGAAATACGCATCCGGCGGCTCGGTAAGTTCAGCGTCCAAGCGTGCTGACGGTATCGCACAACGTGGCAAGACTCGTGGGAGGGTGTGCTGATGGTTAAGAGAATACAAAATTTGTCACCAGACATGGATACATCTGATGACTCAAATGAATATAAAAGGGAAATGCGTAATCAGCGGATGAAAGATATTGGTCTTGCGGGCGTGGCAGGCGCATTGTCTGGAGCAAAACTCGGTGCACTTGCTTTGGATTACAAAGGTAGACGCCAAGCTGAAAAGCGAGAGGCTGACAAAAATCAAAAGTCTGGCATGGAGCTTGAAATTGAAAATGCCAAAAAAGATCGGCAGTTAAAAAAAGAGTATGAGGCTTATGAAAAGTACGACAAAAACCGCCTGAAAGACCAAGGTGGCTTTAAGAATGGCGGCAAGGTTAGTTCAGCCTCGGCCCGTGCTGATGGTATTGCCCAGCGCGGCAAGACCAAAGGGAGAATTTGCTAATGAAAGAGAAACTACACTACGACGACAAGGGCTCTACTTTTAAAGAAGCCTTTGCCGAAGCCCGCAAAGAGGGCAAGAAGACTTTTGAGTGGAACGGTGAGAAGTACAACACCAAGATGAAAGAGAAAGCTAAAGGCCCGGACGAGTCCGAAGCCGAGAGCAAGCGGCTTTCACGCGAAGAGTCCTCCGCCAAAGGTAAGGCTGACAAAGAAAAAGAAGACAGCGATAAGCGTTCTCGTGGCGTAGCAGCTGGCCTTGCTAGTACCGGTGTAGCTCTTGGTGCGGCAGCAGCACTTAGTGGTATGAAGAAGTCTGAGCAAGAGCGTAAAGAACGTGCGCTTGCTAAAGGCAAAGAAGAGCGCAGCATGAGGTCTCCAGTGCGTAGTATCAGCACAGAAGAAGCAGCTTGGGAAGGCGAAGGCGGAAGAGCGTTCCGTAAAGGCGGCAAGGTGTCTTCTGCTTCCAGCCGTGCAGATGGTATTGCTCAGCGTGGTAAGACCAAAGGAAGGATTTGCTAATGCCAGCCAAATCTGCCAAGCAGGAAAGATTCATGCAAGCAGTGGCGAATAACCCGAAGTTCGCAAAGAAGGTCGGCGTCCCTGTAACCGTGGGACAAGAGTTCACTAAATCAGGAGGCGGTGAGATGAAAGAGTCAAAAGCGATGGTCAAGAAGGAGATCGGCTTCATGAAGAAGAAGGGTGCTCCTAAGTCCATGATCAAGCATGAGATGAAAGAAGCTGGCATGAAGAAGATGGCTTCGGGTGGTCTGGCTGCTGGTCACAAACAAGCCGATGGTGTTGCCAAGAAGGGCAAGACTAAAGCTATGCAGGTCAAGATGGCTGGCGGCGGTAAGACTAAGAAGTATTGCTAACATGATGGCCTCGCGTGGTATGGGTGACATCAACCCTTCCAAGATGCCCGGTGCAAAGAAGAAAAAACGCCGGGATGACACCGACTTTACGCAGTACAAAGAAGGTGGGAAGGTTAATGCGGCTGGCAACTACACCAAGCCCGGTCTACGTAAGAAGATCGTTAGCCAAGTGAAAGCCGCAGCAACTCATGGCACGGGCGCAGGTCAGTGGTCAGCTCGTAAAGCGCAGCTCGTGGCTAAGAAGTACAAAGCCGCTGGCGGCGGGTACAAGGACTAGTATGAAAGCCCCGCAACAATCGCTTAAAAACTGGGGGGAGCAAAAATGGCGCACAAAGAGTGGGAAGCCATCCTCCAAGACTGGCGAAAGGTACCTGCCGGAAAAGGCAATCAAGGCATTAAGCCCAGCGGAGTACGCAGCGACAACGAAGGCAAAGCGGGCGGGGAAGAAAGCAGGAAAGCAGTTCGTAGCACAACCCAAGAGCATCGCAAAGAAAACAGCGGGGTTTAGGTAATGGCCTTTACAACCAACACAACTAGCTTTAATCCTGACCTCAACGAGATATTCGAAGAGGCGTTTGAGCGTTGTGGCTTAGAGTTGCGCACGGGCTATGATTTTCGTACCGCACGGCGTAGCCTGAACTTCCTGATTGGCGAGTGGGCTAACCGGGGTATTAACCTGTGGACTATTGAGCAGGGTTCGATCAACTTGGCGCAGGGAGTGACTACCTATGATCTACCTATTGATACCGTTGATCTGGTTGAACATGTTATTCGCACTGATTCCGGACAAGGCCCTAACCAGACGGATTTGAACATCACCCGTATTTCGGTCTCGACCTACTCGACTATCCCGAACAAGCTGGCACAGGGGCGTCCGATTCAGGTCTGGATTAACCGTCAGTCGGGGCAAAAGGTTGGGTCTGAGGCGGCTACACCTAAGAATCCACAGATTAATGTGTGGCCTGCGCCGGATCAGGGTACGACCCAGAACCCGTACTACGTGTTCTATTACTGGCGCTTGAAGCGTATTTTTGACGCCGGTACCGGCACGAACGTGATTGACATTCCGTTTCGCTTCCAGAACTGCTTGGTGGCGGGGCTGGCATATATGATTGCGGTAAAGAAATCAGAAGTTGATCCAATGCGGATTCAGGCGTTGAAAGCTATGTACGACGAGGCTTGGGACTTGGCTGCTGGCGAAGACCGTGAGAAGGCGGCTGATCGACTTGTTCCACGTGAAATGTTCTTCTAATGGGCAATAGGTTTTCCAGCGGCAAGAACTCGATTGCGGAATGTGACCGCTGCGGATTTCGCTACAAGTTAAAAGAGCTAAAAAAGCTGACGATCAAGACCAAGCAGGTTACGATTAAGGTATGTCCTACTTGTTGGGAACCGGATCAGCCGCAGTTGCAGTTAGGTATGTATCCGGTGCAAGACCCACAGGCAGTACGGGAACCACGTCGGGACAACAGCTATTTGCAGTCTGGCTATACAGGTTTGCAGTTGACGTTGAATACCGACTTTGGTGATCCGTCGGGCGGTAGTAGGATTTTTCAGTGGGGCTGGGCACCGGTTGGCGGTTCAAGATCAAATGATGTGGGGCTAACGCCGAATGCTTTGGCTCCAGCGGGTGTAGTTGGGAACGTAACAATCTCGTAGGAGTAGATATGGACAGCATGAAGAAAGTAGCCAAGGCGGAAGCTAATAAGGCCGTCAAAGGGCACGTAGAACGGATGCACAAGGGTATGGCTAAAGGCGGCGTGACTGGCGAAGCTATGCGGAAAATGGGCCGTAACATGGCTCGTGCAATGAACCAGAAGTCATCTGGTCGGGGCCGTTAATGGCTAAATACTCACAAAAGCAGGGCGGCAAAGAAGTAGGCCAAGCTGCTGTTTACGCGGAGCCACATACTATGGACGGTAAAAAAGTCAAAGCCGAGGTCAAGAATAAGACTGGCACTGAGTACACCAACGAGATGAATATCGCAGGTGGTGTTGTTAGCAAGGGTAACTACAAAGAAGTTAAGACGACCGGCATCAAGATTCGCGGTACCGGTGCTGCTACTAAGGGCGTAATGGCTCGTGGCCCGATGGGTTAATCATGACGTATACCGAACTGTTCATTGCCGTTAAGAACTATCTGCAAAACGACTTCCCCACAAACACGTGGACGGATGTTGCAGGTACAGGCCCGGATCCGTCTACCGGCGCGGAACAGATTGATACGTTTATTACCCAAGCAGAAGAGCGCATCTATAACACGGTGCAGATTCCTGCACTCCGCAAGAACGTCACAGGCGTAACCGCAGACGGTAATAAGTACTTGTCGTGCCCGACCGACTTCCTGTCTGTATTTTCTATAGCAGTGATTGATGGCGACGGTAACTACGAGTACCTACTGAACAAAGATGTAAACTTTATCCGGGCGGCGTATCCAAACCCGAATACTGAAGGGCTACCTAAATACTACGCGCTATTTGGCCCAACGGTTGCGTCAGGCATTATTACGGACGAGCTGAGCTTTATCCTTGGCCCAACGCCAGATGCTGCGTATGACGTAGAGCTGCACTATTACTACTACCCCGAGTCAATCACGGTAGCTGCTGATGGGCGCACATGGCTTGGAGATAATTATTCGCCCGTTCTGCTATATGGCACTCTGGTTGAGGCGTATACCTTCTTGAAGGGTGAGCAAGACATGACGGCTCAGTACGAGAAAAAGTACCAAGAGGCGCTTGGTCAGCTCAACCGTCTGGGTACAGGTCTGGAGCGTGGCGATGCGTACCGCGACGGTCAGGCAAAGATTAAGGTCAACCCATGATTCAGCAAGGACTGACAAACAGTTTCAAACAAGAGATGCTCCAAGTGGGGCAGGACTTGGCGACCGACACGCTGAAGATGGCGTTGTATACGGCGTTTGCTGATATTGGGCAGTTGACTACGGTGTACACCCCAGACAACGAAGTGCCTATCGGGAACGGCTATGCAGCGGGTGGCGTAGTAATGACCGGCGTGACAATTAGCACTCAGACTACGGGCCCCGCCGCTGGTACGGTGTACGTGAGCTTCGACAATGTGTCTTGGCCCGGTGCTAACTTCACGGCTCGCGGTGCTTTGATCTATAACGTGACGCGGAACGGCGCATCGGTAGCAGTGCTGGACTTTGGTTCGGACAAGACATTTACTTCAACCAACAATACCGTCACTATGCCAGCGAACACGGCAACGACGGCGTTAATTCGTTTTCCTTAAGAGGTCATCATGCAAAAAGAATCTGGAAGCTGCGGGGATAACGCCGTAGCCACAATGCAAGCAAAAGGAAATATTGCCCCAGAAGGTGTTGGCATTGAAGGACACTACCACGTTGTCTGCCGCGACAAGGATGGCAATATTAAGTGGGAAGACGAGTTCCCCAATCTGGTCATGGCTGTTGGTAAGCAGTTGATGTTGAATACGCTACTGGTCACAGCTTCTGGCTATACCCTTGTTGGGCCGTTCCTTGGGCTGTTGAAATCTGGATATACCGCTGCCGCTGCGGATACGATGTCCATAGTTACTGCTAATGAGTTCGTCAATTACACAGTTGGCGGTTCAGCAGTACGTGGGACAGCTACGTTTTCGTCGTCTACTTCGACAGGTACAACACCATCTAATGTGACTACTTGTGCGGCTTCGTCGATTACCTACACTATTACAGGTGCGGGCGGCATCGTTGCTGGTTGTTTCTTGGCTACTGGCACAGGCGCTGTGAATACGCAATTAGACACAAATGGTACGTTGTACTCTGCTGGCAACTTTACAACTGCTAAGACCACGACGGCTGGTGACACGGTTAGCGTGACCTATAGCACAACTGCCACTTCGTAATGTTTGGTACGTCAGCTTTTTCGGCTACTCCGTTTTCGTCTCTCCCAAGAGAATTTTATATATTTAGCATAACGGAAAATAGTTCGTTAAACGACGTAGAAACAATAGTGGCGCAATTTGCCGCAAGTTTGGCAGAAGCAGCTACGCTGGAAGACGCGAGTACTCAGACTTCTACGTTTTTGCAATCTATATCGGAAAATAGTACGTTAGATGATGTAAGGGTGGTTCTTGCGCAGTTTGCTGTAAGTCGTACGGAAGACAGTACGCTAGATGATGTAAGAGCAATTCTTGCGCAGTTTGCTGTAAGCCGTACGGAAGACAGTACGCTAGATGATGCAGAAACGATAGCTGCGCAGTTTGCTGTAAGTAGGGCGGAACCTTTTACACCAGCGGATACAAGTACTCAGGCTTCGACGTTTTTACAGTCTATAACGGAAAATAGTACGTTAAATGATGTGCGGGTAATAACCGCTCAGTTTGTGGTTAGCAGGGCGGAACCGTTTACCCCCGATGACATACGAGCGATAGCCGCGCAGTTTGCAGTCAGCCTGACTGAAAATAGTGCAGTAGATGAAATAGATATAATTGGTTTAGCGTTCTTTGATACGGCTGTTGAAGATGTAGGGTTGTTGGATGAAAGAACTATAACTGCACAATTTGCAGTTGATAGAATTGAACCACTTACAGCAGAGGACTTAGAAAGTATAACCGCACAGTTTGTTTCGTCGTTGGCTGAACATTTTACGGCCATTGATGCTAATAATGTTCGTGGCTGGTTCACCATTTATACCGACGAAGATGCAAATTGGGGCAATATAAACAGCGATGTGTCAGGCGGGTGGGTGCTTATCCCTGACACACAGTCGGGTACGTGGCAGGTAATAAATAGCAACACAAGTCCGGGATGGGGGACGATAAATACCGCTGTAGACCCAAGCTGGGCTGATATAGATACGGAGTAATCATGGCGTTAGTCTTAGCAGATCGCGTACAAGAGACAGGCACGGCGAATACTACCGTCAGCTTTACGCTTTCTGGCGCTGTTGCGGGGTTTCAGTCGTTTGCCGTCGTAGGAAACACCAACACAACATACTATGCCGCTACTGATAGCTCTGGCAACTGGGAGGTAGGTGTTGGTACATACTCCACTACCGGTCCAACACTAACGCGCACCACAATTCTTTCCTCCAGTAATTCTGGAAGCGCCGTTACGTTCTCTGGCGTAGTCAATGTCTTTGTAACTTACCCATCAGAGCGTTCGGTCTATTCTAACGGCACTAACATCGTGCCAGATAACGCCGCCATATTACTTCCGGCTTCTGGGGGTACCGGCCTCTCATCTTTTACCGCCAACGGTATCGTTTACGCGTCGTCAACTAGTGCGCTTGCCACAGGCTCGACATTAACTTTTGACGCCGCTAACGGACGACTCATACTAAACACAACCGGAACCGCTTATGCAACGGGCGGCGTAACTGCGCAGTATCAAATAGGTGGGACAACACAAGCTGCGTCTTCGATGGCATTGATTACGTCCAGTGCCACTACCACGACAGACCCAACTATCTTTTTAGCAAAAAACAAAAGCGGTACACAAGGCACATTTACTACTGCTGTTGTAAACACAGATGAATTGGGTGCAATCAGGTTTGCAGGGTCTAATACCTCTACACTTGCAGCTGGCGCTGAAATAAAAGGTGTGGCAACAGGTACATGGAGTACCACTTCTCAGCCAACAGATTTGGTCTTTTCTACCGTAGTAGGCGCAACTACTACCTTATATGAGACCATGCGTGTTAGCACAAATCAAGAAGTAATTGTTGGCGCTGGGTTATCCGGGGTTACGACAGTTACAGGGGGCCCTAGCATTACTTCAATGGGCACCGCTGGGGGAGGTGTTTTTACTTTATATCGTAACGACGCAACAGTTAGCTCCGGAAATGCTTTAGGGTATATTGATTTTTCTTCCAACGGTAGCGGCAGCATTTTATATGCGGCAACAATAGGGGCCGAAGCTACTGGAACTTTTACTGCCTCTAGCACACCAACGGCACTTACATTTGATACTTGCGCGTCCGGGGCCACGGTTCCTGTAGAGCGTATGCGTATCGACTCCTCCGGCAAAGTGGGGATTGGTACTGCTGAACCCGGAGCCTTGTTAGACGTAGCGGCTAGTAATACTAGCCTAACAAGTATAACAGCAAACAACACGCTTAGATTTACTGACACAGATACCAGTACCGCTAGTAATCAGCCTATCGGTGTGATTGAATTTTATAGCTCAGATACTACTGCCGGTGGGACGGGCGTTTCTGCGTACATTTTATCTGCCGCTGCTGGCACATCTGGCGGCGGCAACTTGGTTTTTGGTACGGCTCCAAGTGCAGGAAGTGGCTCTCCAGTAGAGCGTATGCGTATTAGTTCGG